ACACCATCGCCAGAGTTGTAAGAAGTGAAGCCATTGTTCAATGGGTTCGCTGCTTTAACCTGCTTGGTGTATGCCATACCGCGAGCTAGAGCTTTGGTGTAACGTGCAGACAAAGAGTCATACAGGTTATCTTCCATTGCTTCCTCAGTGATTGAGAAGCCCATTGCGATTGTTTCGTGGTTGTATCGAGCAGTGAAAGATTCCTGTGCTGAATCATAGCTAATAGCTGCACCTTCAGCTTTAACAGGTGCGGCACCAAAGCCACTCAACTTCACTTCTTCTTCAAATGATCGCTCAGACGATTCCGTCTCATAAATCATTTCGTGCTCGTCTTCATACTTTTCGTACTCCAAACCAAACAAGGCATTTAGCCCGGGCAGGAGTTCCTTAAGCATCTGTGCGCGTGAAATAGCCATTGCTTAATTCTCCTTATACGCCAGTGGTGTTGGAATACTGGTGGCCAGCATTGAACTTAACGATCACATCTGTGTAGGTATCACCTACTGCACTGTTGGGGCCATCAACAAAGTCGATGATTCGCAAAGGCAGTGTGTTGGTGGTATCAATAGATGAACCGTCAACAGCATTTTTGCTGCGTCCGATGCTAGTTGATCCAGCGGTTTGTACTACAGCAACGTTGTTGCCCAAGCCTGTTTGTGCGATAGCCTCATCAGACTGCATACGCATCAACACGTTTGGATCATCAACAACATAGGCGACAATGTCGCTTGCTGCTGTGCTTGCAGGAAACGTCTGAGAAAAAGTTAATTCGCCAGTTGTAGGACTGGTGAAAGCACAACCAACAAAAACACCAACAGGCGTTAGTGTGGTGGTGCCAGTATCTTTCTCAACTGTACCTGTGTTTACTAACTTGACGAAATCGCCATAAAAAATAGCGGTGCCGTACCCACTTGCAACTTTGATGTGACGAACTTTTCCGGTGAAAGAGCCGCTCGCACTCAGCGTATCAGTAGGTTCCGCACCCATAGGGGTTGCAGTGGTAGCCATTGTAGGCCTCCTTACTAATTAGGAGCACCCCCTGCCAGAGGTTAACTCCTGCCAAATGTTGTTCTCGTGTTACGCTCTGGTTTTAGCAGAGGCATACGAGGGTCATTTTCGCGTAAGAAGTTGTTATCAACAGAATCCATCTGGTTTTCTGCAACCTGATTAAAGTGTCTTTGCCGGGCTTCCATTTTTTCTTTTGGCGCTCGACATAGCAACAGGCCGCCAATCTCGATGTTACCCGCAAAGCGAGAACCTACATCGGATTGAACCATCAACTCTTGATATTCCTCTGCTTTGCATGGTTCCCAGCCCTCTCGGAACATCTTAGACACGTTAGTGTTGTCAGCGTTTCCTAAAGTGCTAGTTCGTATCCAGCGATGAACCCACCCGTCCCGAGGATCGGGAGTTGGTAGGATCGAAGCAGGTACCCAGCTATCAGATGGACGTACTTCTTCTTGACGCGTATCTTTACTTCTTGGGGTGCGCTCTTCAGCCATCACATGTTCTCCTTCAAGAGTTGCTTGGCATATTGCTCTGGGGTTAACCCAAGTCTCTTGGCGAGAGAAACCTGAGTAGCCGATAACTGCACTTTGCGCGGTTTTGCTCCATTGTTCCTAGAGGAAGGAGCGACTACCGAGGAAGTCCTAGAATTGGCAGTCGCAGACGCGGTACGGCTATCTACCCGCTTATCCTGCCAATCATATTCAGGGAATGCACTGCGTACACGATTATCAATGTACTCAAAGTATTCCGGTGAATTTACTTTAATACCGTTGTTTATTGCAGCGGTATGCGATCCATAAGCCAAGGCCGTCATCTCTTCATGGCCGGGCTTCATGAACCATTCATTTCCTTTGGCCCACTCTTCTGCGGCAGGGTCAGGTCTTGGAACCTGTGGTTGCTGTGCAACCTGCTGTGCCGCTTGTTGGGTTACCCGCTGGTTATTCTGAACAGGAGGCTGCGCTCTAAATCTTTGTTCAAGATTGTTGCGATACTTTTCCGCCTCAGAAAACTCAGCTTGGGCTTTGTACAGCCTTTCTTGAGTTTCAATAATCTTATCGGTGTCGCCTTCTTCATAGGCGTTACGATAAGCATTCTTTGCTTGCTCAAGTGTTAGCTTTGCTCGCTCTTGTATCTGACCAACAAGCGCTGCCTCGCCACGAGATATGATTGCCTCATACTCTTGGTTTTTGCCGGTCACCTGCTGGGCAACACGAACTGCTTCTTCACGCATGCGCTCGGCTGCTTCTCGCTGTCGGCGCTCTTCGTGATAGTCGTACTTAAGTTTGTTTAAGCGCTTCTGAACTTTTTCCGAATACTGACCAAGCTCATCATCACTAATGTCATCATCGCCAGAATCCTTTGCCTTTTGTGGGCGCTGGTCTTCCTCGGGTCGATCATCAATGATTTCAAGATCAATATCAGACTGTTCTTCCGCCTTCTTTGCCTTCTTATCGAAGGTAGTCTTAACGCCAAAAAATTTGTCTTCTGCTGTTTGCGCTTCCATTTGATTACTCATACTTTGACAATCCCCCTCGGATCTTCAACGATAGCCTCAACGCTATCATCGTTAATCAATCGAAACTCTTTTCCATGCACTTTAAAACGGGTGCCTGAATAAGATCTCATGAGAATCCAATCGCCCTGTGAACAGTAGGGGCCAGAGGGGAACCGCGCTGGATCCTTGTAGCAATCCGGCCCCATTTCTAGAACCATGCCAACAAGTGAGCCGACCTCTTCATCTTGAATCGTTTTGGCAGACTTAATAATGCCACCCGCAAATTCCTTTTCGGGGTCTGGTAACGCGATCAGTATTTTATAGCCTTTCGGCTTAGGCAACTGAGCTGCCTTGCGAGGCTCTTCCGCCTCTTTCATTTGCACGACTTCCGTCATGTTCACCTCTTGCACCGGATAACCGGAGTTGTTGCACTAGGATTGCGCCTAGAGTCGCTGCACTGGGTTAGCGCCCAGAGTCGCTACGCTTCCTCATACTTGGACTTTAGATCGAGAATCTCTCTTTCTGCTACCGCAAGTCCGTGTATGATTCCGCAACACTTGGTGTATGCATCAAAACTCTCGCATCCACCAGTGCTAATATGATCTGCCATCTCATTCATACTGTTTCTAATGTTAGAAACTAAGTAATTAAGTATATCTACTTCGTCTTTCATTATCTACCCATTAGGTCTTTAGCAATATCTACACCTAGTTTAGCACCTGCTATTTGTTCTTGTGAAGCAATTCTTTTGCTTTCAAGTTCATCCTTGTTGTTTGTTTCAGATATCTTAACACCTAATTTTGCCTGTTCGATCTGTGATTGCTGATCAAGTTTCTGCTGATCAAGCTGCGCTTTTGCCATAGCCTTCTGAGCTTCTAGCTGTAGCTTGGCCATTTCTGCTTCAGCTCGCTGCTGTACCTGCTGCTGTTTTATTTGCAGCTCTTGCATCTGAATCTGAATCAAAGGATCTTGCATCTGCTTTTCATTTTGTTGCATCTGCTGTTCTTTTGCTGCCTTTCCGGACAGCTGTGCTGCAGCAGGCGCTACCAAACGAGAGATTCGATACTCGATATCTTCTGGCATTGGTTGATCTGGTGCTGGCAATTCTACACCAAGCTGCTTCTCTATGTCTTGACGATACTTAAACGCTAAATGCTCTTGGACATGAGCCGATAAAGCCGCTTGAGCTTTTTGAGCGTTTGGACTCTTACCCATAACTTCCATAATGGTTGGATCTTGAATCATTGCCATGTGGGTTTGGATGTGAGCTTCATGATCTTGGTAGATAAACGCCTTAACCGGCTTGCCGTTAATGATATTCATGTTCTCACTAACCGGATCGGTAGGTCTCATGTCCTTATCTGTTGGAACTATCTCGTCAGCGTCTCGTATTCCAAGAACTTCTAACATTTGACGGTGTAATAGCGGTAAATCGTACATTTCTGGAGCCTGTGCCGCCAGTTGTAGCGCCGCTTGGTACTGCATAATACGCTGTGCCATCGTTCCAGCGTTAGGATCGCTTACAGGAATAATGTCAATGCGATTATCGAAGTCCTCAACCACTATTGGGTCGCCATCTTCCTCATATGGGTAGGCCTCTGGGCCATGATCCCGCACAATTCCTGTTAAAAGACGTAATTCTACCCGCATAGACGCATGTAATCGGGCTTGAACAGCGCTCATAACCTTCATTGACCGCTCTAATATGGCCAATGTGGTGCCAACTGGCGCTTCGCCGTTCATATCGGACGCTTTTACGTCTGCTGCAGATGCAAATCTGCGGCCTTCTTCGACAATATCGCCCATTAACTGGTATAAAACGTTACTTGGCTCTTTATATGGCAGAAATGCGATGTTATCTCGGATGGCTCCACCCGGTACATCGACATCACGGAACTCTCCGGGCATGATTGGGGTGTCATCACCCTTGATTCTAAGCCCTCTGGACTTTAATCCGCCGGGTAAGTTGGATAATGTACCCGCATCCACCAGTTGTCGGAGCAATGAGGTAGCTGATTTTGCTAAACCACCAATCATATGGATCAATCCAAACCCATAAAAACCTAGTCCGGGCATGTACTGATAGTGAACGAAGTGCTCTCGCTTGTTTTTTAGCGGGTCATCCTCATACCAGTTACGTCTAATCGATAGAATTGTTCGTGAACTTTGATCTATAGCTACTACATAGGGAAGATTGATGCCAGTAGGCTCTCCATCTTCCATGTCTTCAAAGCCCGGCAAGTCTAAATTAACATGCATCTCAAGGATTGAGTGCCGAGAATCATAGTCATAACTGGCCGAGTCACCCGTTAGCTCGTTGTATTTGCGCTCGATCTCATCAGTGTTAGGAGATGCCGCAGGTAATTCAATGTCTCGATAGAACCCAGACACCTGAAGTTTACGAATATCGTTGCTACTCTTCTTCATAACATGCGTTGCCCGCTCGCATGTTGTTAAATCCGATGCACCGTAGCTGACAACAAAGTCTTCAGCTGGGACAAACATACTACAAGGACGGCCCAAACTGGGATCAAAATACACTTTTCTAAAAGCACTGCCAGCTAATGGCAAAGAAAAGAGCATCTTTTCTGTCTCTGACCGATACTCTGTCATTTTTTCTGTAAGCAAGTAGTTTAAGTAGTTTTGAACTCGCTCTGCTTGCTTTGTTTTCTTTTCATCAATCTTGCCAACAATGGCCGTTTTAACCGGACCTCTGGCAGGAAAGATTTCCTGAATTGATTGAGACTGAAACTTTATAACAGATTCTGTTAGCAGGGGGTGAAATACACCACAAGCTCCGTCCCAAGGCTGGGTTCTGTCTTCGTTTTTTAAACCAAGAAGATCTAGCCCTTTAACATATGACCGCTCCCAGTCTGACCTGCTTTCTTTGTCCGCTCGGTACGAGCTAACCAGATCAAGGCAGATGCTTGTTAGATCTCTTTCGTCAATGAAATCTGCTAGGTTTGCGTTGTGATCTTCAGACAATCAGACTCTAAGCTGTCTCCAAAATCAATAAGAACGCCGCCGTCTTCGGTCTCTATTGAAACCGCTTCGGGGTTAACAACTTCAATTTCTAAAGCTGATTCTTCTTGGTCTTGGATCTCTGTCCGCAAGGGACGGTCAATAGCCATTATCCGTTCCTAGTGAAGTTTTGCTTTCTTGCTGCGCCAGAGCCTCTAACAACTCCGCCTTTTGCCATTCCTTTTGACGACATCATCTTGCCGCCCTTAGCCATGCCTTTAGATCCCATTACCTTTCCGCCACGGAAATAACCTTTGGTTGTTGGAACCTTGCCGCCTTTGGCCATCTTGCCTTGACCGTCAGCTGCAAAGAATGGAACTTTTTTTCCATCCTTCTCTACCATCTTCATTTTTCCGCCAGCTTTATAACCCTTGGTCTTGCCGCCAGCCATATAGCCCTTACTCTTCATCTTCATTTGAATCTCCTGCATATAGATTATCAAAAACCTGATTTACATCTAATGTGTAATCTAGGTCTGACTTACTGTAATGAGTGTGTTGAGAAGGCCTAAAGTCTGGCGCTCCCTCTCCAGTTTCAAACCATGCTGGATGCGTAACCCTAACACGGTTGTTTGGAAGGGCAACAATATTTCCCGTCCAAGGGCCAGCATCAAGAAGCTCTAAAACATGGCTCTGCTTGTGTTGAGCTGGATCGTCTGCTATTTCGCTTTCTGTGTAATCTACCGTAAAGTAATACTTCGCTGGGTAGAAATTACCGTCTATCTTAGCAAGCCAAGGGCACGGTGTCGCCCTATCAATTTTATAAACTGCGTGATGATGCGAGCTGCAATCCCAAGGCTGTGCTGCCCACACTGGCATTGGCTCTGGCCACTCATCAAACGGCGTGTCAGCTACCAGTGCTGTGATCGGCATTCTTGCCCACATAGCGCCGCCATGAACATTAGGCTCATCGCTGTCGTATGTTTCTGCCCCAGTAAATATTACCTGAAAGCTCAGGCATCTGTTCGGCATTGTCGTTACCGCAACCGCAATAGCATGGATAAACTCGCCATGATACTTGCTATGGTTGTGGGTGTATTCTTTTCGAACCCAGCACTTGAAGTGCGGTATGTTACTTTGCAGGTAGGCCATTAGTAATATTCTACTTTTTGCCCGTAAAACGGTTCTTCATCCTCATCGGAATCCAGTCTTAGGAATCCGCCCTGTCTAAACCGTAACAATGCTTGGGTCGATGAGTCAACTAAGTCATCATGCTCCCCGGCTGGGAATGATGCAAAC